TTATAAATAAGGTTATATGCTCGTGGCCAGAACGCACAATGAGATACTGTATTACTACCGGTGACCTGTCCTACAGTAGGTAATCCCATGTAATCTTGTAATGAACCTATAGCGTATCCACCAGCAGGTGATACTTGTTGGGGTACAACATACGAAATCGAACTTCCAGGGTTCGCTTGTTGACCCATAAATTTTTGCCAATTGTTCCAAATTAATCTATTTGGAACAAAGAAAAAGAATGAATCTAAATGCATGTTATCCATAATTGGATACAAAGGCGTTGCTAGACGGGCAAATGCCGTCATATTTAAGCGAAATGTATCGCCTGGGAGCATTTCATCTACGTACACTGGTACGAGATATCCAGCATCGAAAGTAGTTTTGTGTGTCGATTGACAATCGAACGAAGAGCGGGGAATATCCGCTTTAGGAATCATTGTAAATTGATGAATATCTACCGATTGATTACGATGCATATTATTAAGCTCCCTATTGTTCCGACCCAAAGATACTACCTTTGAGTCGGTCTATTTAAAATCATTCCTTAGGTATTTTTACCTGTTTTCCTAAGGATAGTAGTTTTGGTTGATCATGTAAAGCAAATTGACCAGTATTATCGTCAAATTCGCCAAACTCATATAAATCAAAATCATCCGGATGATTATGTAATTGGTTTTCCGGGTCTGCCCGGTTTACTTCGTCGCTAAAGCTCCTAATTGCGACACCAACAGAAGGAACAAACATTGGTCTACCATAAGCGTCCGCTGCGCGGTCTTTAACTGAACATAGTACTAATTTCATGAGGAATATCCTTAAGTGAGGTTACGTTTAAGTTTTTGAAGTTTTGCCTTTGCGACTTGCTCTTTTACAAGCAATCGCTCTGGAGTATTGTCTTCAGCGTGCAGTTTAGCACTAATTTCTCTTATGTAAAGCAGTTCGTCAAACTCATACGGTTGATCTATTTTATATTTTTTATCATAGTATTTTGGAGGTTTGACTTTTTTTCCACGAACTATCACATAGTCGTGTGGATATACATCGGAAGTATATTGCTTATACCATTCATAGCCAATACCAGGTTTAAGGCTCATTTTCGTAAACTCGGGTTTACGTGTAGTGATTTCCCCTGATTCAGGGTCAATCTCTGTATAATGTTCATTAGCGTTTTTTCCTGTTACCTTTTTCATAATGTATCTAGCCACGTAGGCTGCGGATTCGAAAGTAACGTCTCCAATGGAGGAATAACCATATGGCCACAATAATTCAAGCTCTTGGGATCGATATAAGAGACTATTAGCGGTAGTCCGTTTCCATAATTTCTTATCATCGAAATCGAGTCCGAAGATACAGGCATGCCAGTGCGGACGCCCAAAATTTTCACCATATTCTCCAGCCATGTAATAACGTATTCTTCGTCCAGGATACCGTTTTCGTAATCTTTTAATAAAGAGCTGAAAGTCTCGATAGTGTAGTGATCGATCGCTTGGGATATGGTCATCATTGTAGGTAAGGGTTATAAAACAGTTTTTTTCATGCATTTGAGCTTCATGCATGCATCGAATAGCCCACTGACGTGAGCGTTCTAATCTACAACCTACACATTGTCCACATGGTAGGTTTAAAGATCGTGATATATCGTGTTTTCTCAATTCTGAGAAAACTATAGAGCCATCAGTGCATTGATATGCACTTATAGGATGGTAACAAGGCATGTGAGGTGCCTGGACGCTTTTTTAGAGCCTCCAGCCTCCACGTTGTGGGGCTTTTTGCATATTAGCGGACTTCGTCCGTTTTGCGTTACGTCTAAAAGAACTAGCCGAACGACGTTTATTTACTGGTTTTCTATACATCATGTTTTATCTCCTTTAGGGGTTTGGTGTCACCTAGCACAGTTACATCTAGTAAAGTAACTGTGCTACGGCTTATTCAGCCGCCTTTTCAGGGGTAGTTTTAGCCACTTCAACGGCTTCGGCAGTGGCTTTTTCGACCAGTCCGAGTTCCTCGGCTTCTGGCCGGTTTTCCGAATTTTCTAAAAATTCGATTAATTGAGCGGGATCGTTGTTAAATCTCGCTCTAATTTGGGCAGGTAATGCCTCAAATTCGTCTTGTACCGCTATAACGCGGTTCATTGCGGTATGGTAGTCACCAATACCTGTAAAATCGCCATAACGTGGCGTTAATGGCTGTTCAGGCAATAAGCCTGTAACGTTAAATTTTTGAAGAATGGTATTAATATCACATTCTTCTTTGAAATGCTGCTGAGCCAGGGAAGCATCCTCACAATGCAACCCTGACTCATTTGACGCAGCATCTTTGTCATAGTTGTATGGTGTACGTAAAAATATGGTGTTTTTACTCATTATTTACCTCCAGTAAATTGTTGATATTTTTGTTTCGCCCAGTCTTTACCAGACTTGTAGCTCTTTTCAATTGTTGAATCAATTGCTTGTTTACCTTTACTAAACATACGTTTAGTATCCCGATACCAAAATGGATCGGGTGATGGTGCAATATTTTCTTGCACGTTTTTGGTCTGAGCAGTAGTTAATTTTTCAGAAGCACGTAAATTAACAATTTCTTGACTAATTTTCTTTAAAGCTTCTTCAAGGTTAGATTTTTGTTGTTGGTTAAGCTTAGTATTTTCAAGCGTATAACCAATATCGGCAGCCGTTTTTATGGTATCTGCCTCTGTTTTTATTGTTTGGGCTGTTGTGCCCTTTGTTGTAGCGTCTTTAAGATCTAAATCCGCATTATTCATAGCCATTGTTTGGTAGCCTTGTAATGCAGATCCTATTGCATTACCTACCTTTGCGGTGGACACCTGCCCCATTGCTCCAGATGGGGTACCCGCTCCACCTTGTGAATATGCAAGCATGGGGTTTAACCCAGCTTTTTGCATATCTTGTATAGCAGTTTGGTATTGGGTTTCCCGCATACGCTCTTGGAAATCCATTTGCTCTCTAGACATCGCCGCACTTGCTGCACTTGCTTGTTGTGCAATATCTATGTTGGCTCTATTGGTTTGTTGCTGGCCTACTAATCCTAGACCAGCTCCAATAATACCGCCTAAGCTAATTCCGCCAAACATATTAGAAATGATCGATTAAGCCAGGTACGCTGTACATTGGCATTGGTCGTGCTTTTTTACAATCAAAAAAGCTATCAAAAATGAATTGTTGTCCATTAGCAGATGATCCCACTGCTACTACGCGACTCACAGGTGGTGTGTCTTGTATAAACGTTGAGTTCAACGTAGGTGTAGTAGTGAATTTTTGGGCAAGATGCCAGGCATCAATAGTTCCAGAAGCAGTAGAACGGAACAAACTTGAAATGCGGCTAGGATAGTATCTGTATTCTGCCCAGCGTTCTTGATAGCCAAATACATTATCGTCCCCAGAACCACCTGTAACATAAATTTCCTTGTTAAGAACAGCTTGTTCGCCAAGTGTGGCAAAAGCTGGAAAATAGAAGTCATAACGGGTTGAACGACTCCACATACGCGCCAAACCTTGTTGGTATGTTAAATCAGCTCGTACAGACACTAATCCAATAATCACACCGTGTTCAGTAGACGAGTAAGTAAAGCCATGGTTATGAGCCAAGGCAGTACCCATAGCAGCAAGTGTGCCCATAGGGGTAGTAGTTCCACTAGCATTAGTACCCGACGTTTGAGCGATCGGATTAATATTAATATTGGTTGATCCACCCCCGATGTACTCGGGACGCTGTAAGCGAGCATCAGGAGAAATAACACCAAAATGTGACCTAATAATTTCAGTATAACGAGTGCCTCCGCGTGCATCACGCTCAAGAAGCTTCTGAATTTGAAAAGATTGGCGTAATTGATTAATAGTTGCTGCAGTCGCAGTAGATAAATCCGCATATAAGCCTGACTCTCCAGATGTAACAACGCCCAATGAACTTTGAATTGTATAACCAGCTCCACTAACAGCAGATCCTACTGCAGTGTTATATCCATTAACTGTATAACCACCTACAGATGATGCATTAGTAATTAAACCAGTTGTTAATGTTCCATTTGTAATACCTAAAGATTTGCCATTTCCATATACAGGTGCACTAGTACCTAAAGGCAAACTTATAGAAGCGCCTTTTTGAGGCCATGGAAGGGCAGAAGTAAAGTAATCTTTTCGTTTTCCACGTCGTAATAAAGTATAGTCACTAGCATTATCAGGACCATCACCAAGATCAACATGGACACTATTTTGTAAATTTTCATCTCTGAACCATTCGTTATAAATAAGGTTATATGCTCGTGGCCAGAACGCACAATGAGATACTGTATTACTACCGGTGACCTGTCCTACAGTAGGTAATCCCATGTAATCTTGTAATGAACCTATAGCGTATCCACCA